CCCTTCACTTCCTTGGCCACCTCGTCGATCGAGTCATCCCGACGCTTGTCGATGAACGCAAAGGTCCAACGCACCATTGCCCACCCTGGCAGGCCACACGCAAAGATCAACCCACCCAAGGCACACAGCCCCATGGTTGAGAACGCCCAGTGGTGCAGTCCAAAGTGCTCGACGGTCATGGCGCCACCGCCGATGCTGGACACCACGGTGCTGATCAGCCCAACGGCCCATTCCCGTTTATTTCGTGGCGGTGTCATGAGCATGACCACTACGGCGGCCAGTGTGGCCCCACTGGCTACTGCCGCTGCGGTGCCTCCAAAGGCTTTATAAGCGACGGCCGCACTTGCCACACCAGAGCTTGTCGGTTCGGGCATACGAGTCTCCAAAGTAAAAAACCCGCGTGACCAAAGCCAGGCGAGTAGGTGTTGAAATGGATAGTCAAAGAAGAGTAGCTGGACTCAGGCTGTAAAAGCTCGGTCGTAGCTCAAGATCGGAATCACGCGCTTGGTGGCCACTTCAGGAACCCCACGTACTTCTCCGAAGATGTCTTTTCGGTCATTACGAAAATCGCCATCGATATAAAAAGGAATGCAGCCGGTCAGGTATTCAATAGCAGCGGCCAGAAACGGCAAGTTGTCCGAGTAGGCGACGTCGCAGCTAGCGTCCCAAAACTTGCCTTCTAGGAACATGCAGGAGCCCTTGCACAGTTGCAGCACCGGGCAGCTCGCACAGTCTTTGCGCTTACTCCAATGAGTGGAGGTGCGCATCTTTACAGCCTGTAGGTTTGACAAACGGCCGATGCCGTGCGGCTGGCCATTTGGTGCGGTTGCGGTGGCGCTCACGTTCTGACAAGTCAAAACGTTACCATGCAAGTCCACTGCGATGTTGTCGGCCTTATCCATTCCACACTTCTGGCCAAGAGCAGATGCAGGGCGCACAGTGCGAATCGACTGCACGAAGTCCATGATCTTTTGCTGCCCGATGCTGAAGCTCGCAACTGTGCCCAGGCGCAGCTCCTTGTAGGCCATGGCGCGGAAGCCAATGTGATCGGCAGGCGTCTGTAATATCGAGGCAAGGCCGCCGTCGTCATATGGATCAATGAATGAGCCCTCGCCAATGCGGACATCCTGGCCAAAGCGTTCTTGCAGCCATACCTGGACGTGTGCGCGGCTGCGGTTATCAGCGTGCAGCATGGCATTGACGCTGATGCGGCCTTGTGGATGCAGGCGGGCATACAGGTCCATGATGGCCGCGCGCTTTTCGGGATCGTCGAGTGGGTCCGCGCCGCGTGCGTGATAGCCAGGGCCGTCGTGCGACAGGCCGACACCAAACCCCATGCGGTCCAGCCATTCGTTCTTCTCAGTGTCCAGAAGGCTACCGTTGGTGATGATGCTGAAGTTGGCTTGTGGGTAGAGCTGGCGCAAGCGCTCGGCCAAGGGCTTAAGCGTCTTCCAGTACACGAACGGTTCGCCACCCCAGAACTCGATGCGCTCCGGCGGCTCGATCATGGCGTCCATGAGTTGAGCGACAAATGGCTCGATGTCGTCCGGGTTGCTGGACTCAGCGTGTGGCACAAAGCGCTGGCTGCAATAGCTGCACTCGTAGTTGCACGAGAGGCCCAGGCTGACCTTGAGCGTGCGGATGCTGCCCTTTCGACCAGGCTGATCGACGGACACTGCCGCCGCATCACGGTAGGAGCTGGGCTTGGCTTGCACCACAGGCTTGCCGTCATCCCAGTTCAGGGCAGAAGTTTGATTGTCGTAGTGCAGACGGACTTTCTGGCCGTCCTGGCGGAGTGCGTAGATAGTGAAGGCGGTCATCAGAACCTCATTTCTTTGTGAAGCTCGATATAGCTGTGGCTGACGATTTGAAGGTTCGCAACGATGCAGACGCGCGTGCCTTCGCCACGGTAGGGATTTGTTTCGTGCCAAACATAAGCTGGGTGAATGATGGTTTTACCGGTGTAAGGCGGGATCGAGACCACCTTCTCCCAGTACGGGTAGTTCACTGCGCCACGAGGGTCTTGCAGCAACAGGGCGTGCGTGCCGTGGCGGTACGACTTGCCAAGCTCGGGGTCGTTGTGGTCCGGGATGTCCAGGTAATGAATCAGGACGTGATCCACGGACTGGTGATAGTGCGGAAAGGTGCGTCCGCCTGATGTCTGCACATTGCCAAAGCACCGCCCTGCGATCGTCAGCTCATCGGCCTGCTCGATGTTGAGCGCGAGGCGCAGGTAGTCCCGATACGCATTGCACACGATCTGCTCAAACGCGACGATGGCGTTTTTCTCGGGATGCTTGTGCGCCTCGGCGAACAGGTTGTAGTGGGTCGACGCGTAGAACTGCTTGGACTGCATGAACTTGAAGAAGTCCGGCGAGTTTTCGGCGAGCTTTTCGCGGTCCTCCTCCTTGCGCAGCAAGACGGAAATGAGCTGCTGGCGCATTTCCTTGGGCAGGTCAAGATCGAACTCCGCGATGGGAGTAACCCAGTGGTTGGTGATCTTCATGCGACCACCTCAAAGGGCACGTCTAACATGCCGCTGAAGTTGCGCAAGCCGACCTTCACCTTGAAGGCGTCACCAGCCTGGAGGCCAAGCGCGCCCACCTTGAACGTGGCCAAACCGCCAACGGTCTGCACTCGCTTCATCGGAAGATAGCCGCCGGTCTCTTCCAAGTACAAGTTGGTGTCCTTGCCTTCATCGCTTGCAAGGCGGACCGTCACTTCGGCGTATCTGTTGGATGCAACCTGACCGCCACCACTGACCAGTTCCACGGCCGGAAACGCCTGATCTAAGTCGGACAGGTAGTTGTAGTCGCTCGCCTCAACAAAGCCATCGATGTTGCTTTTGTACCCCAGGGAAAGGTTGTATTTGAGGGTCATGCTGCACTGAGTCAGCGGTGTGCTCGCAAAGGGTTGGTAGATGAAAAGATTGCTGGGTGTCCCCAGGTTTCTGACCGAGCGCATCGGGTGCATCTTGGTGGACGTTTCAAAAGCAATCGCGTTATAAAACGGGCGTAGGTTGCCTTCATAGTCCACGCCGCACACCCAGACCGTAGCGTCGGATTTTTCTCCGCTACGGATGGACGGATCATCCAGGTCCAGCAAAGAATATGAAGCTGCCTTAAAGTAACGCCCTGCCAAATTTGGTGCAAGTGATTCACCCCTAATCAAAGGCTTTCCCAATTGCACATAGGGAAGTCGGTCGTGGTACACCCCAGTCACCTTGGGCGGTAATTGACCTGGCACGAAATGCCCTTCAAAGCGCAGTGACCGGATGCTTTCGGATTGATCGTCACCCGGATCAGCATCGGCCTCAAAGATGTGCTTCTCAATTTCTGTGTAGGCGGTCAGGCAGACAATCCGTTCGGTGACCACCAGGTCCAGGAAAACTGGATATGACATGCTGGATACAGCTTTGCGGAACATTGGTGCCTCCTAGCAATTGCACTGACAGTTGCAGTTGCAGTTTGTGTAATACCGAACCATTCGATGAGAAATCTGGCCACCGTTGTCCATGAGTTCGTGGTTGATGAGGTAATGCGGACCACTGCCATAACAGTTGATGACGTTTTCTTCACCCAATTGAAAGGCCGTGGGGCTTCCCGAGGTCACCTTGGAGCTGATCGGGCGAACACAGTTGCCAACGGATGAAAAGAAGTAGTCGTGCAACCAGCCGTAGTTGGCAGTCCACAAGGAGCCGCCGTTGTTCATGTACATGTCCCAGTTACCGTCGGTCTTTAAAAATCCCATTAGGTTGCTGTTGACGTGCAGGTAACGGGTGCTGCCCTGGTCTGTGTCGTAAAAGTCGATCGTGGGGGATGTGCTTTGCACGGTCTGACTGGGCAGCGTCAGGCGCCCGCTCATGCTGTCGCCTGTGCGGGCCACGCGTCCTGACAAATCGATGCTGACGGTGGCATTGCCATTGGCATCTGGTCCGCCGCCATTGACCGAACGCACGAATGCTGTTGAGTCATAACCGTCCAGCCGATCGGAATCCGTTGCCTTGGCGCTGATCCCCAAGTAGGCCGAGTTGTGGTTATGCGATGCCGAAGCGAATGCACTTGCTTGCTGGCCATCGAGCAAGTCTGCATCAAGTCCAGACCCTGAGCCATCCACTGTGAGTAGCTTGGCCAGAACGTCCGCAGCGGTGTACGCAGCGGCATTGAGCTTGGCCGCAAACTGGGCATCGATCCCACTAGCCAGGTCCATGATGAAGCGCCAGTTATCGGGATTGGTGCCGATCAGCTGGTAGAGCTTGAGCTGGTCTGTGCGGTAGCACAGCATGCCCACTTGCTGGTTGGTCGTCGGAAACGTGGTACCGCTATTGCAGGAGATCGCCGTCTTGTCGTTGTTCAGGATCTCAATTAGTGAGTCAGACAACGTGCGCGACGATGGGATGTCGGTGAAGTTTTGCATGATTAACCTTTATGTCAGTACCCCTGAGCAATCCAGGTGAATGAGCCGGTCACTCGGGTGCCGGAACTGTTTTCGAGGGCGGCAGTGAAGCCGATCGTGGTGACTGTGCCGAGCAGCCGAGGGATGGCCACGGTGGTGCCTCCCTTGTGGGTCATGGTCACCTCCGGCGCGACCCTAAAGCTGCGCGAGAAGTAAATCGAGGCTCCGGCCGCTGGATCGGTGATCTGGGCAGTACCTCGGTCGAAGATGTCAGGCACGTCAACCGTCACCCGCAATCCGTCAATGAATGCTCGGTCAGAGTTGCGTGAATTCAGAATGGCTCGGAAAAGCGCGCGACGGTAGGTGTAGTCGCCTTGGATGAAATCCCGGAAGTCGGTGTACCCGGGCGGGTGACCGGCCTCGACGATGGCAACGAAGTCCTGTTCGGTGATCTCGCTGCTGCCAACGATCATGTCGCTGATCACGCCGTTGGCATGCCTGCGGTACTGCTCGGCAAGCGCCAAGGACTCCTGCGCGGTCAGTCTGATTGCTTTACGCAGCGCATCCGATACCGCAAAGCCCTCGGTCAGATTTCGGCGGTAGGCTACTGTTCGACCCAGTGCTTCGCCCAGGGCGACAGCCTCGGCCACTCGCTTGACCGTCTGCCGCGCAGCCTTGTCGATCGCACCAAATGCCTCCGAGAAAGGTTTCCGGAACTGCTTGGCTCCCAAGTCGCTCACGCCCAGGCCTTCGCTGATCCGCAAGATGAATGCGATCAGATCGGTATAGGTCTCCGCAAACGCGACCGCCTCTGAGATGCGCTTGGTCATCTGCCGATCCAAGTCGTCACCTAGCCCGAAGGCTTCGAATGCGTTCTTGGTCACCCCCCGTTGAGGCGTCTCCGACATCGGCAGGCTTTCGGCCAGGCGCTTAACACTTCCCTGGCGAATCACATCAACCCAAGCCAGGCTCTCGGCAGTGGTCTTTGTCAGCACTCGGTTTAGGTAGTCGGAGGCTTGGAAGGACTCCCGTACCTCCTTGCGACTGGCTTTACCGACAGCCTCGCCGAAGGACATCGTTTCCACCCAACGAAGTACATAGGCGATCAGGTCTGAATAGGTTTCCCCAAACCCGACAGCTTCTGATTCGCGCAGGGTCAATTGCTTGGCCAGCTTTTCTGCAATCGCCAGCGTCTCATTCGATCGCTTGGTCCACTGCCTGCCGGTGGCCTCAACGAAGGCCAGCGTCACAGCAACAGCGACGTTGTAGACAGCCGGATAGGCTGTGGTCCAGTTCTTTCCGGCGCTGGCGCTCGACCATGTAAAGCCAGCCGATGCCCATGTGTACCTTGCACCCTGGGTCTCGCTGACCGTCACCGTGTCGGGCATTTCGATCAGCTCATCGTGAAGGTGAAGACCGCGGTCAGGCTGTCATCTGCGCCCTTGTTGACCACTGGAAACACCACCCGGTCGAGCATGATGCCCCCGGTCGCTGCGTTGAATACCCCGGCTTCGGTCAGAGCGCCGGTGCTGTCGCCCGCCAAGAAGTCCGCGCTGAAGGTGAAGGTCTTGGTGCCTGCCGTGTGCGCGTAGGTCGCGGCATTTCGGTCAATTTCGGTCACCAGCGCCGACTGGGTGGCCGCCGCCGCAGTCGTTCCGGTGCCCAGCGCAATAAAGCCCATCACGGCGGGTCGGCTGGCGGCTTTGCCAATGGCGTCAGCAATGAAGTCAAAGCCAACGTTGACGATGATGTTGTCTTTGTGGACCGTCTCGACCTCACCGCTTGCACGGCGAAGGATCAGGGTCATAGCACCGTGAAGCTGCATCGATTCGTCGATCATGAAAAGTCCTCGTTAAATGGAAAAGAAATGGCGCTGCCTCTTTCGAGAGCAGCGCCACGGTTGGGAATGGGTTGAAAAACTGGGGGCTAGTACAGACGCAGACTGGTAAAGGCTCCGATTGGCGCAAGCGCCGAACTGGCTGACTCCACATCACCCCCCATCCGACCGACAAAAAGCCGTCGCTCGATGGCGGTCTGGCACACGCCGATGCAAACGCGGTCCGTAACCGAGACCCCAAAAGGCACGCTCACTCGCCTGGACAGTTGGTCTTCGAGAAAGAACGCACCCGTCGTGGCGTCAAAGCCCACTAGAAGCGATCCTGCGGGGCCAAGAGCCGCCCAGATCACGCAGGTTGTGACCTCTGACGGTATGAACCAAAAGGAGGTGTGAAACACCGATGGGATGCTCACCGTCCAAGCCACGCGGGTGGTGTCTTTGACCATCAGACCGTCGCCATATCGGCCGGCGGCATAGGCGACGCCTGCCGCCTGGCTTGAGACTGGATTGCCTAGCCCCGCGGTAGAACCGTTCAGACGCCATCCATAGATCTCACCGGCTTGCAGCGCATCTTCTCTGGCGATCTGGAAGCGGGCATCCACGTTGGCGATCGCGCCGTCATAGGCCCACTGGCGCCTGGCAGCATCGCTGCTCCATGGGAAATTCGCCTCCAGCCATGTGGTCCGGTCATCAACTGAGGCCCCGAGGCTGTTGAGCAGCGTGTTCTGGGCGCGGATGGGTGAAACAAGATCCACCTCAAAGAGGTACTCAGCCGTCTGTGCACCGGTGCTCATACGCAGGGCGTTTCGACCGTTGACCGAGACGACCGAAGCGAAGTGCTTAGTGCCAGGGAATCCCAGCGCCTGCTCATCACGTGCCAAGATCAAATTGGCGTTCTGCGGCTGAGCAACCACCGTCGACACAAAGGTCGGCGTGTCACTGTAGATGCCTGGGGACGCAATCGCCTTGATCCAAAACTTGCGCTCTCCATCAAACCCTGAGGGCAGCGTGTAGCTGGTGGACTTGACCTCAGCCACAAAGAGCGAGGCATCCCAGGCCGCGCCCTCACGAAGCTCATACCCGACAACTTCGGGTTCAGGATTGGGCTGCCACCGAAACTCTAGCCGGTTGGCCGACTGAACCACATCGAACTGACGCACGGTCGAGGGCGCTTGTAGGCTCAGCACAAAGGTTGTGACGTGGGCGCTGTAATTGCCCGAAGTGTCGTAGGCCCGAATGTGATACGGGTAAAGGCCAGCCGCGCTCTGGTCGTGGACCATCTGCGTGCCCGCGGTTTTGGCGACCAACTGGCCGTTATCCCAGCCAGTTCCTACACGGACCTCGTAGCCCGAAAGGTCTGCATCTTGGAGTTCATCCCAAGAAATCAGCAGATCGGAGACTCGGCGCTGGACCGAAAAGCCCGTGACATCCGACGGCGGCAGGGTCTTGCCCAGAACCGTTGTGCTCAGTGTCGCAGGAACACTCTCCTTGCGCGTGATCCCGATCGCACGCAGGCTGAATTCATACGCGCCTTCTTGCGCATCCCGGATTTCGACGTAGTTGGCACTGGTGAGCGGAAGGCTCACGAAGTTGCCGCCTGCCACCCGGTAGGACAGTCGGTAAGCGACTGCGGTCTGCACCTCGTTCCAGGACACCTGAACCAGCACCTGGGCCTGGTCTTTGACACGGTACAGACTCTCTTGCATGAAGAGCCCAGTCGGTGCCGGTGGCATATCCGACAGGACGGTGATCGAGCGGGGCTGCAATGCCAGCCCTTTTTCAATCGCATCGAACTTACTCGGGTTGTGAGCGAGTGCGGTGACTTCGTGCACCCCAGGATCCCGCTCGGCGACCGCTACCACCCGAAAGAGTTGCGGCTCGATGATGGACGAGGAAAGCACCCAAATGGCACCAGCCTGCGGCGCCGCACTGAATGGGATCGTCACCGTCAGGGCTCGACCCGAAATCGGACCTACCAGCCGCTCCTCAACCAACCCAGTGGGCAGAATGACCGATAGCCTCCATGGGAGATCCGCTGGCAGGTCCTGATCCAAAGTGACCGTGCTGGCAGTTGCCGCAGCGATTCGGCCCCCAAGGCGCATGCCGCCTCGAACTGGATCAGCGACCTTGATGACGTCACCCGGACGCACCACGGCACCCTCCAGGCCCGTGCGGAAGGTGACGATCTCGGATTCCGACTGCTCGGAATACAAGAGCCACTTACCCACGCGGTGAGCCTGGCCCCTTGAGGTACATCCCAGCGCCGCGACTTCGCTTTGCACGATGCCGTAGCGGGCGATGCCGGCGGCGTCCTCGACGTACTCCACCTTCTGGCGGTAAAAGTCTTCGGGGTCGTTCCATGTGACCAAGGCCACCGTGTGCCGCGCCTTCGCCGAAGACCCCTGGTAGGCAAATTCGCCATCCACGACATTGCTGGGGGCAAACTGGTAGACCGGATCAGCGGGTGCATCCTGCGTGACCGTGATCGCGCCACCGGACCAATACACCATGCCCCGAAAGATCGAGGCCATGTCCTGCACGACCTTATAGGCCTGCTCCCGCGTCTGGAGGTACAGGTTGCAAGTAAAGCGCGGCTCAACCCCCCCCAGCCCGTTTGGAACCAACTGGTCGCAGTATTGGGCCACCCGGTAGAGCGCCCACTTGTCGACTTGGGCCTCAGGGATGTAGCCACCCAAGCCATAGCGGGTGCTGGTCACCAGGTCGTAAAAGCACCAAGCAGGGTTATCGGTCCAGGCGATCTTGAAAGTGCCATTCCACACACCGCTGTAAGCGCGCGTTGCTGGGTCGTAGTTCACGGGAACACGAACCCGCAGCAACTTCATGTCATAGCTGCGCCGCGGGATGCTCGAGAACTGGGACGCATCGACGCGAAGCGCTACCAGGGCACTGTTGGGGTAGCGCAGCTTGCTCTCGATGACCTCGGTGTAGGACTCCACAAAGGTCTTGTTCAGAATCGCACTTGAGGTCGAGTCCGCCGTGATCCGGCGCACGCGGATATCCCAGGGGCCACTGCCCGCAAGCGGCACGTAGTAGCTGCGTTGGTACTTGGTCGTAGTCTTACCAGAGATCGTGTCGTTGATCATCTCCACGAACCCACCTCCGTTCACTTGGCGATCGATCGCAAAGTTCACCGTACTGCCATTGAGATCGCCATTGGTCGTGTCCTGGTTGGTCAACTGCGGCACGCTCACCTTGACCCGAACGGCATCAACATCCGGGTCGGTGATGGAGCGCACCACCGGCTGGCTCGCCTTGACCTCTACGCCGACGACTACCTCGTTCTCAACGGACGAGAATCCGGGCAAATAGCTTTGCTGCTGGCTGCCGTTGCGGGTCTCCAGAGTGACGCCTGAGAAATTGGTCGAGCCATCAGGGTTCTGAATGGGCGTGTCGTCCAGGTAAACCGATTGCAGGCCGTCGACCAGCCCCTCGATCTCACCCTCGGAAATGAGGTCAACCACTCGCGCATAGGCTTTGGAACGCAGGCTGTCGGGCGCCTCTTGTGCCACACGGGCGCTTCCTCCACCGCCTTTGCCACCACCGCCCGCACCAATGATGAGTTTGGTGACGTTGAATCTACTCATGCTGCAATCTCATCCACGTCGATACCGGCACTGATCACCGCTGAGCCCACAATCAATCGGCCGTAACCCACCGGAACGGGATGCCCCTGGGCGGTGGTGTTGACAGCACCATTGAAGCTGTAGCTTGGCTTGTTTTCTGGGCGCTCTGAGGGCTCCGTGGCCTTCGGCGTAGGCGCAATCATCTGCGCCACGCCACCAAGAATCATGGCTGTGCCTACCGAGTAGAGCGTGGCCTGTGACAAAAACGCGCCCGACGCCGCCCAGCCCAACGGGTTCCACCAAGCGACTGCCAATAAGGCTGCACCCAGCAAGATCTGACCGAGGCCATTACCACCTGCACCAGAGACCACCGGGGCAATGGTGATGCGGCTCTGTCCTGTCGGCTCATGCAGACGATCCAGCGTCAACGCCTCGCGACCAGCCAGCACACGGTACCCCACGCCACGCTCTCCTGAGGCGACCAGTTCTCGTTCAAAGGCCGGGAAATTGGCCGCCAGCGCTCTTATGGCCTCGGCAGCCGATGAGATGGCCAGGCTATGCCTGCGGCCAAAGCGGCGTCCAAGCTCACCAAGAAGAATGATTGTGACCATGTCTGAGGATGTGTGTTGTGACTTTTTGCCAATAGCCGCCGTAGACATCTCGACTGGAAAGACGCCCCTGCAAGTGATGAAGGATCTGCCCGTCTCCGAGATAGATTGCTGCGTGATTCGGAACGGGCGACGCCACCTGCATCAGGAAGCAATCCCCAACCTTTAGTTCATCGGCATCCACCGGGAAGAAGCCAGCATGGGCAAAGTTCTCCAAGTAAAGGTTCTCCCCGCGCTTCCACCAGTCGTCAAAGCGCGCGAAGTTGGGCAATTCCACCCCGCGCTCTGCTCGGAACCAGTCGCGCACCAGTGCGTAGCAGTCGAGCACGCCGTGAGACCATTCGCGGCCTACCAAGGGAGCGACGTAACCCGACGGATCGATACTTGCCCAGGTATCGCTCGGCACACTCACGATGTGCCAAGGCAAGCCACTGGCCTCACACGCCACCCGGTCAGCCTGACTCGGCTCGGGCGGCAGACCGGGGTGGCTGTGCACGACGGCAACGATCTGGCCCTGCTCATCGGCTTTGGCGTAGTCCTCGGGATGAATCACAAACTGGTCGGTTCCAACTCCAAGGTTTCGGCACGGCCAGTAAACTTCACGACCTTTTCGAATCAAAAGGAGTCCGCAAGACTCGCGAGGGTAGGCTTGCCGAGCGTGATCGAGCGCCAGGGCTTGGTTCTCGGGCAACATCAACGCATCAGCCCTGCAGCCGGAAAGCCACCGAACGGCAACTCGGCGTTTTGCCCAAACCGGGCCTTGCACGATGACAGGCGCTTGCCGCAGATGTCCAGGCTGCTAGAGCCAACCGCCTGGTCGTTGGCATTCAGGTAGACCGTACCGGTGTAACCACACTCTGCCCCACGGTAGCGCCAGGGGCACACGTTTTGAACGATCTGCCGACGAGGGAGTGTGACTCCCTCCAGATCGAACGATGCGGCCAACTCAAACTCGACCACATCCCGCGTTTCTCTGGACTTGCGGTCGACGTAGTACACATCATCCGCGAATTCGGCCGAAGGATCGGCCGTCAGATTGACGCCGCCTTCAAAGTTCACCGCGTCGAGGTATTTAGCAAGCGTCCTCTTGCGCGTGATCTTGGCACCCACCAGGTCCTGGTAGGTGAGCACAAGCGCCGTGATGACGCCTGTGACATTGGCCACCCGCAGGCGCGGCCGTGGTACCTGGCCGTTGCCATTGAATTCGAAGCCTTCGACCTCAATGGGAAATGCCTCATAGGCGTTGCCCT